AATGCGAAACATACATTCTCAATAATTATATTGATGTACTGGGAAGGGATGAGCTACTGCAATGCATAAAGTCAGGATATAGAGATAAGGGAGCCTTTGGAACTTCACAATTTGAGGACAAAGAGATAATCAATTATGTTAAAAATGAACTTAAACAAGGTGAAAAGCCTAAGACTATAAAGTCAAAGCTCAAAGAATACTCAGAGGATGAGGTTGAGATAATCATGGATAAGGCTGAAAGTGAATTGAAAAACTTTTGGAGGAAAAATGATAAGGGCCGAGTCACACTATCACCTACTTTGTACAGAGATTTTCTAGCAGAGAATGGATTCTTTAAGTATCAGAATTCAGAGCTGTCTTATCTGTTTGTCAAGGTTGAGAATAACTTTGTAAAAGAAATCAATGAGGATCTAATCAAAGACTTTGTACTGGATCATGTTGAGAAGCAAGGTGATCATGTAGTATTTGACTTTATGGCATCAGTCACTAAGTATTTTAAACGTGACTTTCTGAGCTACATGAAAGCAAAGGATGTAGACTTTATTAGAGATCTCAAAGATAAGGCATATCTATTCTATAAGAATTGTCTAGTTGAGATTACAGCTCAGTCAGTAGAAGAGAAGCAATATGTTGACTTTATTCAGCATGTTTGGGATAAACAAGTAATTGATAGAGTTTATAAAAAGTCTAGTAGTAAATGTGACTTTCAACAGTTTATTGTTAATATCAGCAAGACTCAAGATAGATATGATTCATTCAGATCTGTGATAGGTTACATGTTGCACACTTACAAGAATCCATATTACTCACCAGCTATAATCTTAAATGATGAGGATATCTCTGACAATCCACAAGGAGGAACTGGAAAGGGAATAATCACTGAAGCACTGAGTAAATTTAAAAATACATGCACCATCAACGGAAAGAACTTTGACCCATCTAAGGACTTTGCATTCCAGCGAGTGAGCCTTGATACTCAGATACTCATATTTGATGATGTGAATGAAAACTTTGACTTTGAAAAGCTCTTCTCAATTGTCACTGATGGGATGCCAGTCAATAAGAAAAACAAAGATGAATTCTTTATTGAGAAGGATAGAACACCAAAGATTGCAATCCCTACAAACTATGTATTGAAAGGTGAAGGGAATTCACATGAACGTAGAAAATTTGAAATAGAATTACACAATCACTATGACAAGACCTTCACACCATTCCATGACTTTGGCCGCAATCTATTCTATGATTGGGATGAGCAAGAGTGGAGCAAGTTTGACAACTTCATGATTGAATGCATCCAGTATTATTTAAAGAATGGCATTGTCAACTATGCATCAGTTAACCTGGATGAGAAGAGATTGATGTCAGAGATAGGTCATGATTTCTACAGCTGGATAAATGATAACATGAAATTCAATGAGAGAATGATTCTCAAGGATATGTTTGAGAAATTCTGTGATCAGTATCCTACTTATAGAAAGTTTAGTCAGAAATATACATCAGGCAGAATCAGAAAGTATGGAGATTATCTTGTAAAGAAAGGTAAACTTACAAGAGTAGATGCCGGCAAACAGAATGGCTCCATTCCTTATATTGAATATGTGACTGAACAGAACAAAGAATCTGAATGGGATAATTTACAAACAATTGATAAAGCACCTTTTTAATATGAAAACTAATATCATATCAATTATCATGATCCTAGCATGGTCCGCAATCTTTGCCCTATTCATCAGCAAATTGTCAGAGCAGAAGAAAGTAGTACCAGCTGAAGAGCACAAATTTACATTTGTAAACGCAGAAGACTGGGCAAGGGATACAACTTTGGCACCAGGTAAAACATTAACACTAGATAGAATTTATGAACAAGGAAAATAAACAAAGACTTATTGATCTTGAGACAGCACATCTCAAAGACAAATATCCCTCAATGCCTGAATTCGCACTGGCTAAAACTAAGTGGGCGGACTCATCAGCTAATGCTCTGACCAAATCAGTGGTGTCATTCATCAACTTATCAGGATATCAAGCTGAAAGAATAAATACTACTGGAATGTGGAGGCAAGGAGCCAAGCTGAAGGTAGGTGAGGGAACAAGACAGATGCCAGGGAAGTGGACCAAAGGAACTGGTACAAAGGGATCAGCTGACATATCAGCCACAATCAATGGCAGATCAGTTAAGATTGAGATTAAGTATGGCAAGGATAGACAGTCTGAAGCACAGATAAGATATCAAGAAATGATAGAGAAAGCTGGAGGAACATATCTAATAGTTAAGTCATTTGATGATTTTATTCAATGGTTTGATTTGTTTATCTCATGCTGACCATAACTAACGAGGATAATATGGAGCTGATGGCTCGATACCCTGACAAGTATTTTGATTTGGCTATAGTTGACCCACCTTATGGGATTGGAGAGGATGGGGCTAAAAATCATTCACGAGGAAAAGCTACGAGACCTACAATGTACACTGCTAAAAATTGGGATAATTCAGCTCCACCAAAAGAATATTTTAATGAACTTCAAAGGGTTTCTAAAAATGTTATTATTTGGGGTGCAAATCATTTTATTGAAAATATACCAAATTCAAACAGTTCAAGTTGGATTGTTTGGGATAAACAAAATGGGGATAATGACTTTGCAGATTGTGAGCTTGCTTGGACAAATTACAAAACAGCAGTACGAAAGTTTAAGTTTAGATGGGCAGGAATGTTACAAGGTGATATGAAAAACAAAGAAACAAGAATACACCCAACACAAAAACCTGTTGCACTTTACAAATGGCTCCTTGACAAATACGCTAAACCAAATGATAAAATCCTAGACACCCACTTAGGAAGCGGAAGTATTGCAATAGCTTGTCATGATTACGGGTTTGACCTTACAGCTTGTGAACTTGACAAGGAGTACTTCGATAAGGCTATGCAGAGAATTAATAACCATACAGCTCAACAAAAACTATTCTAATTTTGTTTATCTCAAAATAATAATTATATTTGTTGAAATTTAATACCACAAATTATGGCAACAGTTAAAGAAAAGGAGAGTGCAGCTCCAGTACCTATGTACAAAAAACTGCATAACGCAAAGCTGGCAATCGGCAAGGTCCATAAGAATGCTCAGAGTCATCATTCAAGATACGCAGATCTCAATGCTGTACTAGATGCATGTGAGAATATTCTGATGGAGAATGGACTGATCATCATGCAGCCTATCATTGACCAAATGGTCTATACCAAGATTATTGATGTGGACACTGGTGAGCATGTAGAATCAATGATGAAACTGCCTGACTTACAGAATCCCCAGCAGCTAGGTAGTGCCATTTCTTACTATCGCAGATATACATTGACCAGCATCCTATCATTGGCCGCAACAGATGATGATGGCAAGGCAGCAGCTAAGGCAACTGAAGAGCCAAAGCCAGCAGCTAAGACATCACTTACAGATGAGGCATTTGGCAGAGCACTGGCCAAGATTGCAAGAGGTGAGTATACAGCAGAGGAGTTGAGAACAAACTATTTATTAACTAAAGATCAGGAGGCAAAACTATGAAACCAATGGCAATAATGAGACTGGCAGAATATATGCAGACTGAAGAGTGGTCACAATTGAGTGACTACCTAAGAGAGCAATGGATCAAGCATTTCTGTAAAGCATCAGAGCTTGAGATAACAACAGCCTACATTGATGGCAAGTACAAGTCAGAAGGCTATGAGAATTCAGAAGATTACATCAAACAAAACTTTGAGATATGAAATGGCATCCATCAAGCATAGGGAAAATCATGACAAACGCTAGAAGCAAGTCAGAGGTCCTATCAGAAACAGCAAAGAGCTACATCAAGTCAATTGCAAAACAAGACTTCTACGGCTACAATATTGAGCTGAATAACAAGTACATCATCAAGGGCATTGAGCAAGAGCAAGACAGTATTGATCTAGTCAATGCAGTCAGATTCACTGACTACAAAAAGAACAAGGTCAGACTAGAGACTGAGCTGATGACTGGTGAGTGTGACATCCTACTGGATGAGGCTATCATTGACATCAAAACATCTTGGTCACTTGAGACATGGCCAGCAACAGCAGAGGATGGTGATGAGTCACTTTATGAATGGCAAGGCAGAGCCTACATGTATCTGTATGATAGGCCATCATTTGAACTGATCTACTGCATGGTATCAACAGATCCTAACAATGATTTTGGACTGCTTAATCAGTGGGATAACATGTCATTGCATAGAGTGGACCATATTGATGCAGCAAAACGTATCACAGTCATCAGATATGAACGTGACATTGAGCTTGAGCTAGCAATGCTTGAGAGGCTAAGACATGCATCAGAATTCTATGTGCAGTATATTAACAAGCTAAACAATAAGTGATGGAAATAGTACAAGAGCATGTGTATGATATCAAGTCTGAATCAATGTATTGGAGGATTTACTTTACTCAAATATCTTTAATACCTTTGACGAATGAGGAATATCATGAGGTGTCTGCTAAGCTGGATCAAATCCTTGAGGACTTGGAGACCAGGAGAAAATTTATGGGTACTGGTAACTAATTTAATCTATAGAAATAATGACGAAACGTGAACAAATAGCAACAGAATTGCTAGCAGCAATGATCATTGCCTCAGAAGGCAAAGCAATGAATACACT